GTAAGGGTCGGAAAATTTTTATCGCCGTATGTATCATTTCAACGGCTGAGTAAGGAATCCTGAGATTATCCGAAGTACACCGACTGAGTGCCGGGAGTGAACGAATCACCGAGATTATTGACTACGATTACGTGGTAATACAACTCTGCTCCAAAGATGTTATCAACAACGCCGTAACGTGTTAACAATCCAACTCTAGGTGCGAAGTCGTTAGGACCTACTGTACGCTGTACCATCACTGGGATGTACGGGCAATAAATGATACCTGTGTCGTAAAACTCAGGTCCCTTATAGCCCAACAGTATGTACTCGAGACGTTCGGTGCGGCTTCCCGCTTCGAACTGCCCTTCTGTACGCGTATCGCGGTAAACGTTGAACCTTCCGCCAAGATTTCCGACGCGTGCGATCCCAACAGGTTGGGTATTCACATTGCCTTGAACTTGCATCCACTGAAATTCAGGGAGCATTTCCAAGATAGCACAAACGCGAGGTGTAGCAACTAAGAAGTTAGCAGCACCACGACGGTTGCGAATTGCAATACGATTCGCTTCGACGATGATCTTTGCGTAGAGGTCACGATTACGTTCAGCCATCCAACGGCCATCAGCTTTTGCAGGGCTCCAGGTGCTAACACCCTTACCTCCAGAAGCATGTTTGGCTGCGACTTGAACCATTCTCATGAGCATTTCACGGTCGATTTCGGCCTGAATTTCATACGACATAGCGTTTGTCAATTCAGTATCGATATCAATACCATTCATGTTCTTGAGGTCTTGTTCAAGTTCAACGGACCAACGAGCAGCAAGCCTACGAGTACCAGCTTCAACAGCGGTCTTTTCAAAAGAAACTACCATCTGCGGAATATTACCGGTTAATTCGTAATCAGCGAGCTTTTTAGCAACACCAGCGTCGTCAGCAACGAATTCACCGATACTGTCCCAACCAGAGCTAAGCTCGGATTGTTGTGTACCTGTGAAGCGTGTGTCGAGGTCCTGATATCCAACTTCGTCCTTGCCGGAAGCACGTAACTCATCAAGAGTTCCGGATCCGGAGGGGTCGTCGTTACCAGTCTGGGTGTTGTGAGGCCCTAAAGCCCCATGCCCATCGATGCCATTAGCGCCAAGTGAATCGTCTTCGTACTTGTAACGCATAGCGAAAGCAAGTCCGACAGGACCACTCATTGGCTGAACACCAACGATCTCATTAGTAATTAGTTCAGGAAATGTACGCCGGATCATCGGAATGAGGATCTTGGGAAGCCTTGCGTCGCCTTTAGCATAGAAATCGCCGGCTGGTGACATTGCACCTCCGTGACCCATACTATTGCCGCCGCCAGCTGCCCCACCTCCGAATACTCCACCTGCACCAGCGAGGTTCTCGTTCAAGCACCATGACTCTTGGTTTTCCAAAAGAATGGCTGTATTGAGACGGGAATGATCGTCGGTGATAGGTGCAACATTATCGGAAGAGTAGTCAAGAACTGGGGCCCACTTCTCAAGAAGTGTTCCGGCTCTTGCCTGATCGATATACGATTGTGCGGGTTTTACCTGTGACATATTATAATGTTCTCCATAACTCAGGCCCAGAAGGCCTCAAAAGTGTTACGTCCTGTTTAACTCCTCCATATAGTTGTTAAACAAGCCCTGGTCTTGTAGACCTTTTGGTTCAGATTGAGCTATTTGCTGCTCTACACTCTCTCCAACAACTGCCGTGTGTTTCTCAACCGGGCGGTCAGCCACTTGCTTGTCAGCTGTGGCTTGCTCTTTTAGTGTTGTGAGTTTATCTGATTCAGATTTTTCAAACATATCAACAGTAAATTGATAGTTCTCTTTAATAAATTGTGCGCTTTTATTCGCTAGAACTTTCTCTATGTGACGTTTCTTGACACTAGGTAACCCGGAGGTGAATTGTTCTAATACGATCTTCGCTTCTTGCTTTAGCATCCTCTGCTTAAGTTGAGCGTTCTCAACTTGCAGTGTCTTAGCATTTTCGATTGATTCATCTATCTGCTTCTTACCATCAATCACCGCTTCGCGTATTTGTGTATTAGCTAATGCATTATCAATTGATAGTGTTTTCCTAAGATTCTCTAGGATGTGCGTTGCGTGTTTGTTTTTAACAGCTTCTGCAACGTCTTCAGTCGGTATGGCTTTCTCGACATACAGGTCGAGATAATTGCTAATATTATCAACAACACTCTCTTTAAAATTACCGGCATCGGTATCAAGTTCCTTTTTAAATTTAGAAACTAATGCATAAAGTTTCTGCGAATGGTTCTTATCGATTGCCTCTACAACCTTATGCAACTTCTTTGAATGGTCACCATCAATAGCTTCTAGAAGCTTTTCTAGCTTTACAGCATGAGCCTCGTCTTGTTCAATCAAAGCTTTCTCTACTCGTAAAGCAGACAGCTCTTCTGACTTTTCATGAACTGATTGTGTGAAAGCATCTTCAATAGCCTCTAAGGTTTCCTCAGTTAATACATCGGATGCTACTTTTTTTAATTGTTCTGATATAGTGTTCTCGCTCATTTCTTAAAAATATTTATGCTTTTGTGGTGACTTATTTTATCAGATAGCTTTTTTTCTATGGTCTTTTTAAGGAATTCATTTGCTTTCGCATAATTTTTCTCACCTAAATGCTTTACAAATTGTGCGATTTGGTCGCGTTCTTCGGGTTTTTGGTTGTTGCTCATGGTTAAATTTTCTTTTTTATTTTATCTAAAAATGTTAAAATATTTTCCTTAATATA